TTGCAGAGCAAGGCACAGCTGACATTATGAAAGCCGTGGATGAAGTAATCGCTGACGCTAATCGAGCATTAAAAGCAAGGACATCTGGCTAATGGCTATCTACCTACCAATCGTTACGCAATTTAACCCAAAGGGATTAAAGGAAGCCGAGAAGGGCTTTAAGGATTTAGAAGGCGCGCAAGCTAAGGCTAAGTACGCGCTTGGCAAGGCAAACAAATACGCAGCCGTAGCGCTCGGTGGTTTAGTCGCTGGCCTTGGTGATGCAGTCAAGGGTGCTATGGAAGATGAGCAGGCACAGGCAATGTTGGCGCGTCAGCTACAGAAAACCACTGCAGCCACTGATGCACAAATTGCTGGCGTTGAGTCCTACATAACTGCTCAAGGCAAATTAAAGGGCGTAACAGATGACGAGTTACGCCCGGCAATGGCTGGGTTGGTACGCGCCACGATGGACATTGACGAAGCCCAAAAGGCCGCCAACTTGTCTATGGACATTGCAGCTGCTAAAGGCATGAGCCTTGAGACTGTAACTAAGGCTATGGAAAAGGCGTATGGCGGCAACATGACTGCCCTAGCAAAACTGTCGCCAGAGCTACGCCAAATGATTAAAGACGGCGCAAGCATGGAAGAAGTCATGGCCGAGATGGCTGTCACTTTTGGTGGTGCCGCTACTGATTCTGCCAACACTGCTGCAGGCTCAATGAAGCGTTTAGGCGTTGCCCTTGGTGAGGCTAAGGAAGGCGTGGGCGCTGCACTGCTGCCAATACTTGAAAAGGCTTTACCAGTCCTGCAATCGTTCGCCACATGGGCACAGGACAACCCGACACTAATCACGGCTGTCGCTGTTGCTTTCGGTGCTTTAGCAGCTGCAGTTGTACTGGTCAATGCGGCCATGGCGTTAAACCCTGCAGTGCTGATTACGGCTGGCATTGTTGCTTTAGGTGTTGCTTTGGTCATGGCCTATAAGCGCTTTGATACTTTCCGCGCTGTAGTTAATGCCGTGGTTAATCAGGTGGCGCGTAATTTTGAGTTCATGGCTAACGCTTTTATCACCATGATTAACGTAGTTATTAAAGGCATCAACTTGATTAAGCCCGGCAAAGACATTGGCTCACTTGGTCAAATTAGCCTTGGCCGTTTAGGTGGCGAAGGTAGTGCAGCTGGTGGCGCTAACCCTGCAGGACTTGACTATAAAGCAATGGCTACTGGTGGCATTGTGACTAGCCCTACTTTGGCGCTTATTGGCGAGGCTGGCCCAGAGGCTGTTATTCCATTGTCTAAGGCTGGTGGCATGGGTATGAACATCACAGTAAACGCTGGATTGGTTAGCACACCCGACCAAGTAGGTCAGGACATTATTGCTGCCATCCAAAAAGCCCAGCGTCGTAGCGGAACGGTTTTTGCACCAGCATGAGCGTTCCTACAATGCAGGTGCTGGTGGGCTTTCAAAGCACCACTGGCTTTGGTACACCCTTTCAGCTTAATGATGCGTTTTATGGTGTTCTAGACACTGCAGGGCGCGGCACTTTAGGCGGTGTCACCTTTGTTGATCTGACCAGTCTTGTAGAAAATGTCAGCATCACGCGTGGCCGTTCACGCCAGTTAGACCAGTTCAATGCTGGCACAGCTGTTATTGCTTTCGACAACGCCAGTCAAGTGCTAAACCCAAGCAATACGGCGAGCCCTTACTATCCGTTTGTACTGCCTAGATGCCCAGTTCAGATACTTGCTAACGGCATACCGATTTACACCGGGCTGATTACTGACTGGAATCTTGACTACGACATCAGCAACCAAGACATGATGTACGCGTCATGCTCTGACAACTTTACGGTGCTTGCTAATCAGTCACTAAACGCTGTTGCCACATCAGTGCAGGCCAGTGGTGCACGTATTACTACTGTGCTTGACTTGCCAGAAATTAACTACCAAGGCGCTCGATCTATTGACACAGGCAGTTCTACCCTTGGCGCGTTCAGTATTAGCCAAGACACAAACTGCCTAAACTATTTGCAGCTTGTAAACACCAGCGAGCAGGGCTATCTGTTTATGAGCGCTAACGGCACCCTGACTTTTAAGGGTAGGTCTAGTGTTCTAAACCCAGTGGCTGGCGCTACTTTTAACACTGACGGCACAGGCATTAGGTTCCAGAGTCTCGTCAATCAGTTTGGTGACGAGCTCTTGTATAACTTCATAATTACAAAATCTGACGCTGGGGCAAAACAAGAAACCAGCGACTCGGCCAGCATTGCGCTTTATCAGGCTCAACAGTATTCACTGACGGACTTGCTCAACAGCACCACCACAGAGGTTGCAGCTCTTGGTAACTATTTGCTCGGTAAGTACAAAAACCCAGTGCTCAGGTTTACGGGGCTATCTACCGAAATGTCAGCGCTATCGGCCACAGATCAGAACATTGTGCTGAACCTTGACATGACGAGTATCTGCACAGTGGTTAAAAACTTTGTGGTAGGCACCCCAGCGACCGAGACACAGACGCTGATTGTGTCGGGCATTAGCCACAACATCACACCCGGCAGCCATATTGTGTCGTTTGTTTACGAGTCCACAGACGGAAATCAGTATTTCACCCTCAACGATGCCATTTTCGGTACTCTTAGCACAACCAATCTTTTAGCCTTTTAAGGGGAGACAATCATGGCAACATTTGGAACATACGTATCGGGTCAGATTCTGACCGCTGCAGAATTAAATGCTGGGTTACCAACCTGTGTACTCACTAACACTTCGGTGTCACTTGTGGCAGGAACGGCACTACAAATCCCATTTACTACAGAACTTACCGACCCTTACGGTTGGCATAGCACCAGCGTTAATACTTCGCGTATTACGCCAAACATTGCAGGCACTTACCTTGTCACGATGCAAATAAACGACGTTTCAGGCACCACTCGTGCGCTTCTTGCTCTTTACAAAAACGGGGCGGTAACAGCACCGCCAATCGGAACAGACACGACAGGAATTATTGACGACTTCAACAGCGTTGGCTTTGCGACAGCCAACGGGACCACTGATTATTTTGAAATGACTGCACTTGTCACAGGATCGTCAAAAACAGCAACTGCACAATTCACCGTAACAAGAATTTCATCGTGAAAAAACCCCTGATTCTATTGGTGTTTTTAGCATCGCTCAGCGCTTGCGCAGACCGTGAACGCCTTAACTGCCCACCAACAAAAAACAAAGCCCTACGCGGAGTAACCGAAACAATCACCCCAACAACACCAGCCCCCGCATACGGGACAGGCGGAAAGTGCGTATGAAACCAGACAACAGACACACAAACGAAGAAATCAAAGCACGACTTATCTTTGTTGTAGCCATCGGCTTAACGCTCGCATTTCTTGCTTCCATCTTGGCATTGCTTTACGGCCTTTTGTTTGTAACGCAACCGCTCGAAGTCTCCCCTAATGATGATGCAGCATGGTCTGTACTGTCGCCAATGCTCGCAACACTTACTGGTGGGCTCTTGGGCGTCCTTGCAGGTAATGGTTTAAAGAATGGCCCTAAAGAGCCACCAGCACCATGAAATACACCGGGTACGACAAAACAGCCACAGCCAAAATGGCAGGCACTGAAAAATTCGTTAATCTCTGTTCTCGCCGTTGGGGCTTTACAAACCTAGGCACGCTAGTGGTCAGAGAAATGCGATCAGGGCAAGGCATGAGCGTGCACGCAACAGCCCGAGCTTGTGACATTGGTTTTAAAGACACCAAAGAAGGACGCGCTGCAGCTGTGCAAGCAATGCAGTGGTTTGTCAAGTACTACAAAGAGCTAGGCATAGAAGAAGTGCACGACTACGGCGGCCTAATCAACGGCACGTGGCAGGGCTGGCGCTGTAACAGAAATGGCAAGCCAGGCTGGAAGAAATGGACTGATACCGACAATGGTGGTTCGAAAAACGGACGCTGGATTCATGTAGAACTTGCCCCACAATCGAATGGTGGCCACGCTGAGGATGGCGTAGCCCTCGAGGCTGCATGGCGCGCACTGCCTAAGCCGTAAGGATTCCCAGACACTGTTTGAGCAGTGCTGGGGCTAGGTGGTGGGTATCTTTGTTTCCATTGGGATATCCACCACCGACTTCGCATTTTGTGTAAAGTAACCACCGCTACTCAAATAGCAGAAAGTCAGAGGAAACATGACATACACCGACCTACCACTATTCAGGGCAACCGACCCCGAAACGTCACGGCAAATTAGCCCGATACGGGTGGGAACCCATCGAGCGTTACTGCTAGAGCAGTATTACTACGCAACTCTTGGCCTAACCGATGAAGAGGCAGGCGCTCGAGCCGCGCTTGCCGGACATGAAATAAAGGGCTACTGGAAGCGCTGCAGCGACTTGCGCACCATTGGACTAATCCAAGACTTAGGCATCCGTAGAGCGCTCCTGAGCGGTTCTCAGGGCATTGTGTGTGGCATCACCCAAAAGGGTATGGACATGGTTAGGGGCTGGGCATGACCGACACCCAATTCATCTACAGTTTCATAATGGGATGGGTGTCCTGCTGGCTATGGCTCAAAATGATGGCCAACCGACCATGATTCCCACATGGGGCTATATCGCCCTAAGGTCTAAAGATAAGAAAACCATGGTGCAGGTCTTCACAGACTTGTCCACAGGCCTGATTGTTTATACCCAAGTGTGCACACGTGCACAGTCTTGGCATTCATGGGGGCCGCCAACAGAAGTAGAGAGAGTTGATTAAGAAACTCATGGCACTAACGCTTATCCTTGCCCTATCCACCCCAGCTCACGCAAGTGCAGCTGCTAACTCATGCCCGAAATGGGAACCGCTAATGCTGCAACACTTCCCAGCCAAGGTTGTGCCGGTTATGTCTCGCATTGCCTACCGCGAGTCTCGATGCACTGAACGGGCGCTGTCGCCAGTGCGCAAGTCCACGGGTCGCCCAGATGTAGGCTTGCTACAGATTCAAGGCTCTTGGGCTACTGTGACACGCGCTGTCTGTAAGAAAAAAGATGTGATCAAGGCACTGCTAACTGCTGACTGCAATGTAAAGGTGGCTGGCTACCTATATCGCAATGGCGGCTTAGGTCACTGGCGAGCAACATCAGGAAAATAACAAAGGAAAACCAATGGAAACATCATTAGGCGAACTCATCGCCAAACTAACTAACCTCAGCCACAACCTGGCGCTCGAGTTGCGTTTTAAGGATTCAAGCCTTGTGCTAGAAGCGGTGGGGGCGCTTCACGCAATACCGACACTGGCTGAAAAGGTGCGCGACTCTTGGCACCCATCACTGCATGATTCAGGCCCATCTAAAGGCCTCAACTATTTGAGCACAGTTAAGTTGGCAGAAGATGAGTGAGTACACCCACAACGATGACATGGCAGACCTGTTGCACGAAAAAGACGTTGAGATTAGAGACCTTAAAAAGCAGGTTTCTAAGTTGCTTATGCACCTTGAGTATGTGCGCGCAGAAATTAGCCGTTTAGAAACAGAGCATTACCGTGGCCTTTAACCTTGACGATTACACACCAGTTTCAGAGCGCATAAAGCAGTTTTGGATTGACCATCCCAACGGCGCTATTCATTCAGAGCTTGTCTTTGACGATGGCAAAAGATGTGTAGTCAAAACAGTGCTATGGCTTGATAAAGACGACAGCCAGCCAAGCGCCACAGATTATGCAGAAGAACTACTTACTGATCGTGGCGTTAATAGCACATCGAGAATTGAAAACTGTTGTACGTCATCGCAGGGCCGAGTTTTGGCAGCTGCTTCGTACCTAGGTGCTGACTGGACTAAGAAACCTAGCCGTGAGGAAATGCAGAAGGTTGTTAGAATGTCCGGTGACACGCAGATTACTGAGAACAGCAACTTGGCATCGGATAAACAGCAGAACATGATTCGTGCCGTGTGTAAGTCAATGGGCAAAGTACCGCCAGCCAATTTGCAGGCCATGACTAAGCGCGAAGCAAGCGCCTACATTGACAGCCTGAAAAATGGCGAGCAACCAGCGCCACAATACGACACGCCAGAGGAAC